ACGATCCATTGCCGCGGATGCGCCGGCAGGTCGATCTCCCGATGCTGGGCCAGGCTTTCGAGATAGCGCTCGACATTGGGCTCTTCCATGAAGCCGAAACGCAGCTCGACACCGATGACGCTGCCACGGTCCTTGTCACGGTCGAACACCGTGATGTGGTAACGGTCGTGGTGCACGTAAGGAATCTTGGGATGCGTAACCTCGACCAGGATCAGGTTGCGGGGGAGCATTCCGTAGCGCTCGATCAGAAGACTGACCAGCGCAGGCGCGCGATCGTCGGGATGGCGTACCGGATTCGGAGCCATGACCAGGGCGTTGCGCTCGATGAAATGCGTGCTGGTGCGATGAAGATGGACCAGCTCGGCCATGGTCAGGCGCGATCGCGCGGCATAGGCGGCAAAGGTCGCCTTGCGACCCCAGCGCCATGTCGCCATGACTAGGAATGCTGCGGCAGCAACCGATAGCGGCACGTATCCGCCGTGCACGACCTTGACTGAACTGCCAAGCAGGAAGGCCAGATTGAGCAGGGACAGGGGTCCCCAGACGAAAGCTGTTCGCGCGGTGCTCCATTTCCAGTAATGCCGCGCGATCGCAAACATGGCGAGCGAGGTGATCAGCATTATGCCGGCAACAGCCAGGCCCAGGGCGGCGGCCAGTGCAGACGATGAGCCGAAGCTGATCACGAGAGCGATGCAGCCGGCATAGAGGCCCCAATTGACAACGGGAATGTAGATCTGCCCGGCATGGGCGCGATGGGTGTGCAAGACCTCGATTCGCGGAAGCAGGCCGAGCCCGATCGCCTGCGACACCAGCGAGAAGACGCCCGTGATTAGCGCCTGTGATGCAACCACGGTTGCGAGCGTCGCCAGTATGATCGCAGGCAACAGCCAATGTGCCGGAACAAGGCTGTAGAAAAGCTTGTCACCAGCTACGTCCGCGCCCGAGAGCAGCTGTGCTCCCTGGCCGAGATAGTTCAGCAGCAGCGCCGGAAAGGCGATCAGGAACCAGCTGATCCGTATCGGCCGCGCGCCGAAATGTCCGAGATCGGCATAAATGGCTTCGCTGCCGGTGACGACCAGAACAAGGACGCCCAGGATCAAGATCGTCTGGTGCAATCCGGCGTGCGCCAGGAACGCCACACCATGGGCCGGATTGAATGCGGCCAATATTGCGGGCTCTCGTGCGACCGCGGCAGCTCCCAGCGCCGCAATGACGGCGAACCAAATCAGCATCAGCGGTCCGAAAAGAACGGCCATGCCCGAGGTGCCCTTGAATTGGACGGCGAACAGGCCCGTCAGCAGCACGGCCGTGATCGGAATGATGTACGGCGAAAGAGCCGGCGTCGCGACCTCCAGCCCTTCTACCGCCGACAGCACGCTGATCGCGGGCGTGATCATGCCGTCGCCGAGCAACAGGCCGGCGCCGAGCATTAGGGACCAGAGCAGGACCCTGGTGCCCTGCTGCTTGTATCTGTGCAGGAGGCCGTAGAGCGCGAAGACACCGCCTTCGCCGTCGTTCTCGGCGCGCAGCACCAGCAGCGTATATTTGATCGCGACGATGAGGATGATGGTCCAGACCGCGAGCGAGATCGCGCCGAGCACGTTGTCAGGCGTCGGCGTAACCCCGGCCGCGCCGAAGAAGATCTGGTCGATGGCGTAAAGCGGCGAGGTGCCGATGTCGCCGAACACGACGCCAACGGCGCCGATAGTAAGCGTCGCAAGATTGCCGCGCGGCAGATGGGGCGCGGCCCCGCTCACGAGGGTGGCCGCGGAGCGCGCTCCCTGCCTGATTGCCGGACCGTTCATTGCTCCGCAGTCGATCAAACTTCGCTGGTCAATCTATGATGCGCTGCGGGTCTTCAGGTATTGACCCAGATCAAATCGGGACGACGCAGCCGATCAGCGGATGCTGACGAATTTTCCCCAGGCGGCCGCAAGCCCGGCGCCCACCAGCACGTATTGCGGATAATCGCAAAATGGACCGCCATAACTGCACACATCCGCGCCGAACGAGCCGATCTCGTGATTGCCCGCGGCATAGAGCAGCGCGGACAGAATGAGCAGCACCAAGGCGGCAAAATACATCATTGAGAGCCTCCCTCGCGTGATCACTTCAGTGTTGCGCCGGGTTTGTTCTCGCCTTGACACGTCGGGCAAATCAGGCGCACATCGATATGGTCGCAGAAATCATAGAGCCCGCGCCGCGCGAGCGGCAGCGGGTTCTGTTTTTTTCTGCAGCAATGTTTGCAAAATCGGTTTCAATCTGCCCAATTGATTTTGCTGCATTTTAATTAAAGTTTGACACGTCGGGCAAATCAGATGCACATTGGCATCATCGCGAAAACGATGTGAGCCCGTGGCGGAAGCGACCGCCGCGGGCTTTTTCAATTTCGTCCGGCTTTCTTTGGCTTCATCCGTGTTCGTTGCGCGATCGAGCAACGGTTTGAGAAAAAGTTTGACACGTCGGGCAAATCACCGGCACATTGCCATCATCGAGATGAATTCGAACGGCCCGCGCGGAGCAATCCGCCGCGGGCCTTTTGTTTGAGCCCCCTGAAATCAACAGAAGTTTCCCCAATCGGACGGCGGCCCGCACGTCAGGACGCCTCAACCCTGCCTCATGCGTCGCTCGCCCGCGCGCCGCCGTCCGAGCCTTGATTGCCAGACCTTCCGATCAGCCGGCGCGCGCGAACGCGCCGGCAGGCAGCGCGCGACAATCGCGCGCGCCCGCGGCCCTCGACCCGAGGATAGGGTTCGCGCCCGAAACGATCGCGCCGTCCGCGATCTGCCGCGCATGAATGTTCGTCATCGGAACGAGCAATCGGCTGATTGCCCCTTGCGATGACAGAAAGAGCTAACGATCATGACCGCGTACCTCATATCGCTCGCGCTGCTCGGCCTGATCGGAATCGCAATCTGGGACGGCTTCTCTTGAGCGGACATTTACTTTCCTCGCATCAACTTCTCCAACCAATGAGGCGAGCCAGCTTTCATGCCTGCCAAAACCATCACTGAGATCCGCTCAATCGCGCGCGGCCATACCAGGACCGCCATCAGGACCCTGGTGGGCGTGATGTGCTCGAAAGACGCGACCCACGCGGCGCGGGTCTCCGCCGCCAATGCCATTCTCGACCGCGGCTGGGGCAAGGCGCCGCAATCGCTGCAGAACGGCGAGGATGGCCCCCTGGAACTGATTCATCGCATCGAGCGCATCATTGTCGATCCCGAAGACCCTGAAGATACCGACGGCAAGGGTATTTGAACCCCTGCTGCAGCCCGCCCGTTACAAGGGGGTTTACGGCGGACGCGGTTCTGGCAAGTCGCATTTCTTTGGCGAGCTTCTGGTGGAGACCTGCCAGGCCGAGCGCGGCACGCTCGCGGTTTGCATCCGCGAGGCGCAGCGGACGCTGGCGCAATCGTCGAAGCGGCTGATCGAGGGCAAGATCGCTTCGCTCGGTCTCGGGCGAGGGTTCAGGCTGTTCAGCGACAAGATTGAGACGCCGGGAGATGGTCTCATCATCTTCCGAGGCCTTCAGGATCACACGGCCGAATCGATGAAGTCTCTTGAAGGCTTTCGCATCGCCTGGATCGACGAGGCGCAGACTCTCAGCGCACGCTCGCTCGCGCTGTTGCGTCCGACCATTCGCGCGGCGAATTCGGAAGTGTGGGCCAGCTGGAATCCCCGGCGCAGGTCTGACTCGATCGATGATTTCCTGCGAATACGGAAACCGGAGGGGGCGATCGTCGTCAGCGCGAACTGGCGCGATAATCCCTGGTTTCCATCGGTCCTGGAAGAGGAACGCCAGCTCGATCTTGCGCTCTATCCGGATCGTTACCAGCATATCTGGGAAGGTGATTACGTGCGCGCGTTCGAAGGAGCCTATTTCGCGCAGCTGCTGAACGAAGCGCGAGCGCAAGGGCGGATCGGAAAAGTCGCCGCCGATCCCTTGCTGCCCTTGCGTGCGTTCATCGACATCGGCGGCGCTGGCGCGACGGCCGATGCTTTCACCATGTGGATTGTCCAGTGGGTCGGGGCTGAAATTCGTATTCTCGACTATTATGAAGCGGTCGGCCAGGTGCTGGCCTTTCACGTCAACTGGCTGCGCTCGCGCGGCTATCAGAATGCGATCCTCCATCTGCCACATGACGGGATCGTCGCCAACAACATCACCGGCAAGCGCTACGAGGATCATCTGCGCGAAGCGGGTTTTACGGTCGAGCCGCCGGTGAAGAACCAGGGACGCGGCGCCGCGACCATGCGCATCGAAGCGCTACGCCGGCTCGGGCCGCAGCTCTGGTTCAACGAAGCGACGACGGAAGCCGGCCGCGACGCGCTCGGCTTCTATCACGAGCGCAAGGACGAGACCCGTAACGTCGGCTTGGGCCCTGAGCACGACTGGTCATCGCACGCGGCTGATTCGCTCGGGCTGATGGCGGTCTGTTACGAGCAGCCGGGGAGGGCGGGGGGATTCAACCGGCCGATCCGCTATGCAGATGGGGGATGGGTGTAGCTTCGCGGAGCAATGGCGGCCGCGTGTATTCGTACTCAGAATCCGCGCATCCATGTGCTGAGCTTGCGCGGGACGCGGACGGCCGCTACGGAACTCCAAACGCTAGTTCGGCAGGCTCGATGTGTGCTAATGGGGTGCCGGAAATATTTGAGCAGATGCGCTTGAGGGGTAAGCATGCAACAACGGCTACGTTGGGTCCCAGTGATGATGTTAATGGTGTGCTCGCCTGCGATAGCAGCCGAGCCTTATCTGAGCGACGTGATAAAAAAGCCGGCCTACCTACAGGCATTGAGGAGTCTGCTCGATCATGCCGGTAACTTGCCAGGCTGGACCCGCGAAGTCCTCAAACCGAAGGGCGCTTATGTTGGATCCAGTGCCACCCATGCCGTCATTAACGGGACTACCTACGATTTGTTTTTTAATTGCGAGCAGCAGAATTGTGACGTAGCCCAACTGGTCGTCATGTTTGCGCCGAACGGCGCCCAGGCATGGGCCGCGCTCCTCAAGGAGGGGACCACTTCCTACTTCGGAGCTCCAAGCGATGCGCAGCAAGCGGCGCTGAAAAAAGAGATACAAGCGAATTGAACGCCGGGGTCATCCGCTCTTCTTGGTGGGCCTAGCCGCCGCTGAGACGCCTGTCGCGAATGTGATCGTGGTGCAGGCGACATACGTCGCATTGAACGCATCGACGTCGAATTGAGTGGCGGTCCCTTGCGGGCCGCCATTCTTATTTGGAGGTTAGGATGGATATTAGCGATAGCATCATCGGAGCGGAGAGCTCCGGCAATAGGAATGCGAAGGCACAGACATCAAGCGCGCTCGGACCCGGGCAGTTCATCGATGGGACTTGGCTCGACTTGATCAAGCGCTATCGGCCCGATCTGGCACAGGGGAAAACGCGGGCCGAAGTCCTTGCGATGCGCACCGATCCGGAATTGTCGAAGGATATGACGCGCGCGTACGAGGCTGAGAACTCGGCCGGGCTTCGGCGGGCCGGCCTACCCGTCACGCCGGGCACGATCTATCTAACGCACTTTGCCGGCCAGGGCGGTGGGATCAAATTGCTCAAAGCCGATCCGCATGCACCGGTGGAATCGATCCTCGACGCCAAAGCCATCGCAGCGAACCCCTTCCTCAAGGGGATGACTGCCGCCGACGTCATCGCCTGGGCGGATCGGAGGATAACGGCCGCCAGACCGCGAAAGCTGACTGCCGGGCCGCAGCCTGCGCAACAGAACCCTGATGTGTCGCCCGGGGGGGACGTGCGGAGAGCCCAGCTATTTCCGCAGAGGGCAGCGCCCGTCCCCTATCTCACGCAGACACAGGGGGTGGGACCGATGCCCAGTGCCGCAGGGACGAGTCCTTCGCTTCAAAATCTGGATCAAACAATCACAGCGCAGCGCTTGCTCGACAAGGGAGCTTTCAATTCGTCACAGAGCACCCCGGATCCTGAAGCAAGATACCTCGTCCGGGTCCCGAGCCTGGCAAACAGCGCTGCTGCCGGGGGCGCGCCAATGTTGCCGTCCAACGCAGCTCCTTCCGTCGCTCCAACTTCATTCGACGATCGTTTCGGCAACTGGCCATCGTCGTCCCAGGCAAGTGCGCCGATGCGGCCGACAACGGCGTCTCCAGACGGACAACCGTCGCCTGATGGAAGCAATACCAGTTTCGGCATCTACAAATATCCGACGGAGAATCAACTCGGGTTTGATCCCGGCGCGCTGAGTGCTTCACCGATGGGGGCAGCATCTCCTGACGCGAGATATCTTGTCCGAGTGCCTTCTCCCCAAACAGACGCGTCGCTTCCGTATCAACCGCAGCCAAACGGCCCGACGGGGCCTGACCTCGCTATTCCGGCGCCAATCTGGGGCTTTCCGGACCAATCGAAGGACGACAACGGGGGCGGAAATGATTGGCTATTGCAGTTGCTTGGGAGCATTGGTCTGCGTTGATGCCACGCGAAACGGCCAGGCGGTGTCGCGCAGAAAACAGGAACGCCTGACGTTGATCACTTGCCTACTTCTTTCTCGCTTTGCTTGGCATATGCATGCTGGACGTCTTGGGAGCAGTAAGACAATTGCTGGCCGGGCCCCGTAAAGTGGCCATTTTCCTCGCGCCAGAAAATGACGTTGTTGTTGTCAATCTTCTTTAGCATCATGCCTTCACGGCCCGACGGTTCAACGATCGGACGACGGCCGTCACTGCTCGCGACAAAAGTTGTGCCATTTGGCGCCCCATTGCAGAGCACGGTAATCCGAACGGTGTCCGGTGGTTGATCGCTGGAGTCGACAATCTTGCATTTGTCCAGACCAAAGGAAATCGCTTCCTTGTTCAACTCGATGACGGCATCGCCGAATTTCGAGCACCTCTGCTCAAAGTCGGCACCGGCAAGGGCGTACACCCCTCCCTTAGGGTGATCGCTTTTTGACCGTCTTTCCTCGTCGGCTTTGCGGGCGGCTTCAGCTTCATCTCGCGCTTTTGCCTCTTTGTACATTCGCTGTGCCTCGTCGGGACAATAAGCAGCGCGCCAGCGTGAGCCCCTCAATTTTCCGTTCGAACTCTTTTGCACAAGGACCGTGTTCTCATCTCGCTTTTCGAGAAGCATGAACTCATTGAATTTCCGGCTGTATGAGTCAGGATCCTTCGGGTGGATGGTCTCGGCGAGGTTGTAGTCGTTGCAGGTCATATCCAGCCTAATGGCGTTTGGACCTGTGCCCGTGATTCTCGCGACATCGCAGCCCCACTCGTTGCCGCTAATTCTTTTTTCGGTCAGCTCTATAATGAAGTCACCGAACTCCCCACACTGATTGTCAAAATCTTTGCCAGGACTTGCATATGTACCGTCCTTGGGACGCCATTTGTTGATTACAGGCGCACCGCTGTTGGTTGGCGGCTGCTTGGCTCCGACCTGTGCGAAGGTTGGTACGTCTGCTCCGGTCAGCGACACGAGGGCGACAACGGCACAGAAATATGCCCGATGATTTCTGGGATCGTGACTCAAAGGCTCGCTCCTCGAATACGTCGCGGTTAGTGGCGCCGCCGCTGTTGAGTCGTAACCGTAGCAAATCAGCTTTAGGTTGAGCAACCAACTCGGGTCCGGGAGATGCCGCCTCGAGCTGGTTCTCCGAGGCGTGCCGTCACACATCTCTGAACAATATTACACACCAACAGACCAGGGAGATCCCGGATGTCGTGGGAGGATATTACGCGGCGCGTGTTACAGCCGTTCCAAATCGAAAAGAACGGGCCCATTTTCGAACCGCACAACACGAGTGGATGGGGTTGGCGGATATTAGAGAATGGAACGCGAGAGGCTCGGCCAGGTGCGAATACATGGAGCCGCTTACTTTCCGGCCTGCTGCTGCTCGACATAGTGCCGCTGCGCTTCGTCCCCGCAGTACGATACATTGTTGGCTGGTTGCGAAGATTGTCCGTCGTGCGTCTTCTGCAAGGAGATTGTTCTGTCGTCGATCCTTGACAACCTCATCACCTCAAAGCCCGGCGGTCCAAACATCGTTCCGCCGTCAATCTTGCGCTCGACAAAACCCTTCTTGCTGTGGGTTTCGTTGCAGACCACGGCGATGTGAGGATCGACCAGCTCTGCATCGTTGTAGCTGTACACCTCGCATTGATCCGTGCCACTGGAGATCGTCTTGCGGGCGAAGTCGATAACGGTGTCGGGAGACTTGAGGCAGCGCTCGTCGAAATCGGCTCCGGGGCTGGCATAGACGCCATTCCGTGGAATCCATGGCGTCGGCTTTTCCCCGGCAGCGATGCGCTGCTGCTCGTCGGCGCAATAGGAAGCTTTCCACCACGAACCTGTGAACTTTCCGTTCGAAGTCACGCGCACTGAAATCGCACTTTCACTGATCTTCTTCAGCAGCATCACTTCTTTGAACCGGGTGTCCTCCGAGAGCTTGAGAGACTCTGCGAGGTTATAGTCGTCGCAGCTCATGTCGAGTCGGAGAGCGCCCGGCCCGGTGTCGGTCAGCTTTGTAACGTCGCAGCCCCACTCATAGCCACCGATGTGCTTTCGCGCGAGCTCAACGCTGATGTTATCGTTTTCAGCGCACCATCCAGCGGGCTTATCGATGAGAGTACCGTACATACCGTCCTTCGGACGCCATTTCTCGGCCGCCGGCTTGGCACTATTGGCGGGCTGCGGCTTGACGCTGTCCTGGGCAAAGGCCGGCGCGGCACTAGACCAAAGCCAAAAGAAAATGCTGCAAAGAAAAAGACGATAACTGCTGCTGCCGTGATCCAAGAATCGTCTCCTGCGAGCGAATGGTTCTAACGATCAGCCGATTGCGACTGCACGATTTAAGCGAGCATATCAGATCATCTTTAAGTTGAGCAACAGAGGCGGGCGGAAATTCGAACGCACATGCGCCGAAGACATCTCCCACGTCTGTCGACCAGATGTCGCATAACTACACACTGGAGAATGGCCATGTGGCAAGACATCATCCGGCGCATGTTGGCGCCGATTGAGAGTGAAGACAAAAACAAGCGTCGGATCACATTCGAACCACATACCAACGACGGATGGGGACCGCGGCTCATAAAGGGTAAACCGGAATTCCATAAGGGCGGCGATTTCAACTACAACGTCGGGCAAAACGGCATTAATCTCACGCATCCTGCAATACGTTCGCCGATAGCGGGTATTGTGACAAATGCCGGGCAGGGGAAGTATGGCACCATAGCCATAAGGGACGCCGACGGCTTTTCGCATGAGATCCTGCACACGCATTCACGCCACGTCGCAGTTGGCGATCCAGTCGCTGCGGGGCAGATCGTTGGTACGATGGGCAATACCGGCGTGGACGAGCCATACATCGAGAAAGGCCAGCAACACGTCCACTATCAAATCAGGGATCCGGCTGGCAATCCGCTAAATCCGATCGAATTCTGGGATCAGCAAGGACGTTTCGATCCCGCACCGGCATTGCCGGCGCATCTTGAAGACTACCGCCAATATCTGCGTAGCCCGGGCGCAGTCGGCTCGCCGCAAGCTATCAGCAACGCCGCGCAGGCAAATACAGGCGCCCCTCAACAGTTCGGAACGAGTGGACAGTTCTTGCCCGGCTCGGCCTCATCGTCGTGGCCGCTCTATGACGCGCGAAGGTTCCTCGGACCATCTGATGTTCCGGCGGATGACAGCAAAGATATTCGACGTCTGACACGTGTGGCCCCGAAGGCGAACCTCGGCGGATACAACGCCAATGCTCCGGCGCCAACGCCAAATGAGATGCCTGCCGGGAGCGGTCCACCCTCGTTCGACGATCGCTTCGGGAACTGGACTTCTACGCCTTCTGTAAGCGGCCCGCTTGGCCCATACCAGCCCGTCACGCCTCCGCCGCAACCCGACAAAGCGGTCGGAATCGTGAGCGGCCAGCCCATGCCGGACATTCCCCTGCCGCCGTCGATCTGGGGCTTGCCCGGTAATGCCGGTACGCCTGGCGACGAAGAATGGTCGCCGCGGCGACTTAAGAAGAGGTGGTGAAGGGCGCGATCGCGACGCTCTCCAATTGAGGTCTTGTAATGCCAAAAATGTCAACTTTCGACCTGAAGGCCATGCTGGCCTCCGAGAAGGCCAATGCGCTTGCGGCGATTTCCGCCGCGCGGCTTGCCGAGGAGCGCGCGGATGCGATGGACTATTATCTCGGTGACATGCGCAAGGACATGCCGGCGCAGGATGGCCGCTCGCGCGCGGTCTCGACCGATGTCGCCGACACGATCGAAGGGCTCATGCCGAATCTAATGGATATTTTTGCCGGCTCGGATGAAGTCGTGCGCTTCGAGCCGGTCGGGCCCGAGGACGAAGCTGCCGCGCAGCAGGAGACTGATTACGTCAATCACGTCTTCATGCAGCAGAACCCCGGCTTCATGATCCTCTATTCCTTCATCAAGGACGCGCTGCTGTCGAAGGTCGGCATCGTGAAAGTGTGGTGGGAGGAGCGCGAGGAGGAGAGCCGTGAGACCTACTATGACCTGACCGACGACCAGTTTGCGCTGCTTGCGCAGGCGGTTGTCGAGTCAAACGGCGCGATGAAGATCGTGGCGCACACTGCGCACGACATGGCGGCGGTGCCGGGAAAATCCCAGGCGACGAGCTGATTCGTCGTAGCTTGTCCGTGCGGCACCGCAAGACATTCACGACAAGATAATCACCATAAGAGCGCACAGCAATTCTTACGCTACATGACGTTGCCGAACCCAGATTTGGACGGGTTCTCTTTGCGGCGCGGTTGAGCCGCGCCCCGGCGGTGGATTGCCAAGAGAGGATGTGTAGAGATGTCCGTGAACGAAAATGGCAATCTGCGACCGGACGGGATGTCCCGTTCACTACCGATTCCATTCGGAAGGATAGGTGGGACCTATTACTGGTATCCAGGCTCGCCGCCGCCGCCGGCCACCGGATTGGCCGGGCTCATCCAGGATTATTTGCGCAACGGCCCGGGTGCGCGCCGCTAATCGGTGCACCAAACCAATCTTCATTCGCTGCATCTCGCGACGAGTTCAAAACATGATCAGTCTTCCGCCCGCCGCGCCGGCCACCCCGGCGCCGCTTCCCATGACGCACGACGTCACCATCGTCACCACGCGCAAGCTTTCGCAGGCGAAGGTGATGGGCGTGCCGCCGGAGGAGTTCGGCATCGAGCGTGGCGCGCGCTCGATCCGCGACTGCAACTATTGCTTCCACGAGGTCGTCACCAAGACCGAGGCGCAGCTGATCGCCGAAGGCTTCGACGAGGAGCAGATCAGCTCGCTCACCGAATATACCGGGCTGACCGAGATCGAGACACTCGCCCGCGACACGGTCGAGGAGCATTATTCGGTCAATGCCGGCGGGCTCAATGCCGCGGCGCGGCTGGTGCGCGTCACCGAGCACTATGTGCGGATGGACTATGAGGGCAACGGCCGTCCCTGTCTCTACCAGGTGATCACCGGCGGCGACCAGGGCGACATCCTGCGCAAGGACGGCAAGGACTGCATCACCCCGTTCGACGTCATGCCCTTTGCCGCGACCACGCCGGTGCCGGTCACACATCGCTTCTTCGGCCGCTCGATCGCCGATCTCGTGATGCCGCTGCAGCGGGAGAAGACGGCGCTCAAGCGCAATGTGCTGGACAACCTCTATCTCAACAACAATCCCCGCGTCGAGGTCGCCGAGCAGAATGCCGGTCCGAACACGCTCGATGACCTCCTGGTGTCGCGCCCCGGCGGGGTGGTGCGCACCAAGACGCCGGGCGGGCTGAACTGGCAGGTGGTGCCGGACATCACCTCGTCGATCTATCCGATGCTGCAATATCTCGATGCCGAGCTCGAGACCCGCACGGGTCTTGCCAAGCAGAGCCAGGGCATCGATGCCAATGCGCTGCAGAACCAGTCGGCGACCGCGGTCGCGCAGGTGTTCTCGGCCTCGCAGATGCGGATCAAGCTGATCGCGCGGATCATGGCGGAAGGGGTGCGCGACATCTTCGCGCTGCTGCACGGCACGATCCGCAAGCACGGCCAGCAGCAACAGACGGTGCGCCTTCGCAACGCCTGGATCAATGTCGATCCGCGCAACTGGAAGACCCGCGACGACATGACCATCAATGTGGGTCTCGGCAGCGGCGGCAAGGCCGCGCAATTCGCGCAGACCATGGCAATTGCGAACGTTCAGAAGGAGCTGGTTGCCGCCGGCAAGGTCAACCTGGTCGGCGATCGCGAGCTCTACAACACCGCGGCGGAGCTGACGCGGATCATGGGCCACAAGAACCCCGATCCGTTCTTCAACGATCCCACCGCGATCAATCCGCAGACCGGACAGCTCCTGCATCCGCCGCCGGCGCCGCCGCAGCCGCCATCCCCGCCACCGCCGCCTCCCGATCCAAAACTGCTGGCGGCGCAGGCGAGGGCGCAGCTTGATCAGGCCGCCGCCATTCACAAGGCCCAGCTCGACCGGCAGCAGGCGCAGAACGATGCCATCCATCAGCAGGTGAAGATCCAGGCCGAAATCGAGCTGGCCAAGATCAAGGCCGGGCTCGATGCCAAGCTCTCGCTGCTGGACGCGCATCTGAAGGCGGTGACCGCGACGCAGAAGATGCAGCACGCGCAGGAGCAGCATCGCATGGACGTCGCGGAGACCGCTCTCGGTATGGCGACTACTGCCGCCAGCCATGATGCGGCAACAGCCGCGCCTGGATCAAGCGGAGAAGGTGAATGACTGACGAAAGTCGGCTGCACGAGGCGACTGCGAAAGCGGCGCGTGCGCAGGAGCTGCTCGACAATGAAGTTCTTTCCGAAGCATTCGAAAGCCTGGAGAAGAGCTATGTCGCGGCGTGGCGCACCACGACAATCGACGATACGGCGGGACGAGAGAAGCTGTTCGTTGCCATCAACATCATCGCCAAGGTGCGCGATCATCTGGCAAGCGTTGTCGCCAACGGCAGGTTGGCCGAGGCGGAGTTGAGGGAGCTTGCATATTTGGCGGAACGAAAGCGAAGGTTTGGGATATTGTGAACCGTCCTTGATGCTCGTGCACGCATAGCGGGAGTTGGCTGCTTTGTTGATGTCATCATTGCTTGCGGGCTCGCATCTCAGGTCGGGCACTCGGGTTGGCCAACTGCTTTGGCCGAAATTTCGGATCACTGATACAACCAACGCGCGAATTGACATTGTTCCTCATTTGTTCTAGGTCCTAAGGGTGGCTGCGCCAACAAGCAGGCTGATCCTCCATGAAATTTCTCGATCGTAGTTCTCTGGTTGCGTTGATACTGTTGATCCCCAACAGCTCATACGCTGCTCAGGCCACAATAACCTGGGAAGACGGGGCGTTATGCCAATTCGAAATCAAGTTCGACCCGACGAAATATGACCGGGAGCGGCTCAAGAACACGATCGATGCCGCCTACGGGGACGATTTTTTCGGTACTCCATCTACGGCTATGACCATCGATGAGGATGGCCGGGTTACATCGAAGATTACGGAATATCAGCAGGCGTGTGATCGTAAGTGAGACATCGTGGCCAACCTGCCGCTTCTTGATCTTCCCGGGGCCGAGGAAGCTCGAACGCTCAGTCTTGGACAACTGGAAGAGACTTGCCGATTCGAGGTGGTTGAGGCGCGTGCGGCCCTAGGAGATCCGGCAGCGCTTCGCGAGTTTACACCATCGGCCGCACAATGCTCGTCGTATATCGATGCGTTGGAAGGAAAGACCGACCTTCGTGTCACATGGCGCAACATGGTCAATTCCTACTGTCATAACAACGCCAGCCCGGACGTCTGCAAGGCCGTTTTTTTGGGCGGAGAAGAGGCCGACCGCTGATGCGCGAATCAAACAGGACCTTCTGACATATGGTTGGCGCAACTGCACAACACGCTATCTGAAAACGGCGGACGTCCAAAAAGAGGCGTCGATCCAGGCGAAACTCGAAAAGGGGCTCCGGCGGCTGTTCAAGATCAAAGCCTATCCCTGCAGCGATTAGCGCGGTTGGGCGGCAGTTCCTGATCGTATCCACTGACGCGCTTCCGATGCCTCAGGTGCTGATCTCGGTCGATTTTTGCTTTCTCATTGAACCGGTATCATAGGTCGGTGTGGAGCGTCGAGGCGTCAATCCTTCGCGCGCTCGCCAGCGCCGGCACCGCCGTCTCCTGGCATTGGTGGTTTTGCCCCGCCTGACCAGGCGAATACCTTCAATGATCGGTTCGGCAATTGGAGATCCAACGCGCCGGATGGCTCAGTTTCCTCGCCTGCGCCCGCAGCGCGACCCGGAGGAATACCGGGCATGATCATGGATTACCTTCAACGCCAGGGGGAGCGGGCAGGTAGACGCTCCCAAACGCAGCCGGCGGGGTTGCCTTCACAACCAGGTGCGCTTGAAGGGACGGCTGATAGTCAACCCGACTGGCAGCAGGCCTCTGCGATGGCTCGTCCCGTTTCGTTCGCTTCGCCGTCTCCTGGTGACACGCAAAATGGTTCGGGTGGTCTTGCGAGCTTGTTCGGCTCTTCGGGATATCCAGATCTCGTGGATCGAATGCAGCCGGGAAAGTTGCCGCGACCTGAGAGGTTGGTTCAGCCACTACCGTTCGTCAGGGGCTCGCTTCCAGACAAGCCGCCGCCTCTCCTGGCTCAGCCGGATGTTCCGTTTCCGCTCGAGGCCTTGCTTGCGCCCGATCGCGATAAGGCCTTGGACGAGTGGAGCTCGGCGCGGCCTCGTCGCCAAGCCGTTCCGCGCACGCCTGCTACGCCGGATGCCGGCGGATCGGTCGCCGATTTGATCATGAACTGTATTCGGTCGCGAAAAGCACAGGATGCCGATCAATCGCAGAGGCCCGCGTTCATTACCGATGCACTCCGGATGCCGCTTGCCGCGTCCTATGCCACTCCCTCAACTGACGGAGAGAACGATCCCGATGACCCGCGCGATCGCGCGTCCATCCGGCGGCTGTCGCGCTTCCCGGCGCTTTCACGTATCGACGGCTTGTATTCCCGCGATAGCCCTGTTCTCGATAACCACGCCGACCCTGCGCGGAGAGCGCCGGCGCCCGGCGAAGACGTCTCGTCGAGAATGCGAACCGGAAGCAATGCTTTCGCGCCATCGCGTGACCGAGATCTGAAATCGTCCGAAACCTGACCTGCGTCCCAACGCATCATCGACACGCGGCCCATACGGCTGCGCGCCGTCATGCGCGGGCGTTACAAGGAACCATTCATGTCTCTACCGACTTCCACCTTCGTCACCTACCAGGCCGTGGGCAATCGCGAGGATTTGAGCGATATGATCTATCGCATCGATCCGGTCGACACGCCCTTCATGAGCGGCGCCGAGAAAGAGAAGGCGACCGCCGTTAATCACGAATGGCAGACCCAGGCCCTGGCGCCTGCCTCCTCTTCGAACGCGCAGCTCGAAGGCGACGATCCCACCACCAACGTCACCACGCCGACCGTCCGCCTCGGCAATCTCTGCCAGATCTCCTACAAGGTCGCGGCCGTGTCGGGCACCCAGCAGGCCGTCGAGCATGCGGGGCGCGACAACGAGCTCGCCTATCAGGAGATGCTCAAGGGTCTCGAGCTCAAGCGCGACATCGAGACCATCCTGTGCGGCACCAATCAGGCCAAGAACGCCGGCAGCACGACCACGCCGCGCTTTACGGCCTCGATCCTGTCGTGGACCATGTCCAACACCTCCAAGAGCACGTCCGGCTCGCCCGCTGATCCGGCCGCGGCCGACGGCACCGGCACGCGCACCGACGGCACCCAGATCGCCTTTACCGAAGCGCGGCTGAAGTCCGTGCTGTCCTCGATCTGGACCAATGGCGGCAAGCCGGGCGTGATCATGACCGGCGCCTTCAACAAGCAGGTGTTCTCCACTTTCACGGGCCGCTCCACCGCGATCGAGGACGCGAAGTCGAAGAAGATCGTGGCCTCGGTCGATGCCTACGAGTCCGACTTCGGCAAGCTCAAGGTCGTCGCCAATCGCTTCCAGCGCCCGCGCGACGTGTTGGTGCTGGAGACGGACAAATGGGCGGTGGCCTACCTGAACGGGCGCAACATGATCTCGATTCCGCTCGCCAAGACCGGCGATTCCGACCGGCGCGAGATCCTCGCCGAATATGCGCTGGTTGCCCGCAACGAGAAATCGGGTGGCGGCGTCTTCGACAACACCACCTCCTGATCACTCGTTTCCCCAATCCATCCACACCAGGGGCGGCCTTCGGGTCGCCCCTCTCTTTTCGGAGATCCGGATGTCGCTTCCGAACAACCACACATTCAATACGACCGATCTCACGGCGTACACGCCATCCTGCGGCGCGTCGCCCGTCGCCGCCTACATTCGCGCGCCGTTCCGCTGCCGCCTGTTGAAGGTGGCCGGCATTCTCGGCGGCACGCTCACCACGACCGATGGAACGGTGACGGTATCAGCCAATTCAACGACGCTCGCAACCTTCGCGGTGCCGCAGGCCGGCTCCGCGGCGGGCCTGTTGTTCTCGGTCGTGCCGCCGTCACCGATCTACCTGAACGAGGACGACGTGATCGTGCTCACCCCCTCGGGCGCCGGCGGCGCGAACGTTCCGATGCATTTCTCAATCGCGGTGCGGGCAAGCTGACATGGGCATTCAATACGTAGGAACCGGCCGCCTCGGGACGACGCAGAGCGTCGCCTATTCGACGACCGCCGGCACGATCGCAAATCCCGTGGGTTCGCAGACCTACAAGGTGCGCGTGGTTTGCTCCAGCGACGTCTTTGTTCGCGTCGACGACAATCCGACGGCAACGACGTCCGATGCCTTCCTTCCCGGCGGCTCACCGGAGTATTTCACGATCACGCCCGGCATGAAGGTCTCGGCCATTCAATCCAGCGCCGCCGGAACGCTCTATGTCACGGAGATCAGCTGATGGCGTTCGCACGGATTGGGGCTCTTGGCAGGGGCTTTAGCCACCTTGGCGCTCTCTACAGGAAAGTCGTCACCTCCGGCGGCAGCTTCGCGCCGTCGCTGATCTTCAGCGACGCCCGCAACTCGCAATATGTTTCAGTCGTAGGATTTTAGGCACGATGACAATCATTGTTAAGGATGCGAACGGCAACAACCAGACCGTCAAGGTGATTGACGATCTCGCCGCCGACGGCGGCCAAATCACTATCGGTACGAAGGCTGATGCGCCCTATGCGGGCGGTGGCGGCTCGGCGAGCCTCGTGGCGCTGCTGAAGGGGCTGTACAATTCCACGACGGCCCTGGTCCGCAGCTTCTATGCCTCGCCGAACGGCAACAGCGTGTTGACCCATACGACGCTCGACAGCCTGTTCTCCGACGATTTCGGCGGCAGCGCCGTCAGCTCCACCGGCTGGACCGTGATCGACGGTGGTCTCACGGCAAACCCCAATCTTGGAAATGGCGCGCTCACGCAGGCCAAGATCGGCTCCGGCATCACTGGCATGACGGATAGCGTGTCGGGCTCGGCGCTTACCGTGAACATGAATACGACGCTGGGTGCCGAGCGCTGGTATCTGTCCAACCAGGTGTTCGCGGGCAAGGAGGATGTCCTTGTCATTCTGTCGAAGTCGCAGGCGCTCGCGGCCAACTCGATCTTCATCGGCCTGGTCGAGGTCGATCCGACGACGCTCGTTCCGCTGCTGAACCCGAATTTCGCCGCCGACGGCAACGGATCGGCCGAGTTTACCAATCGCGGTGGCTGCGAGTTCGGCCTGTCCGCGACCGCAACCGCCTATCAGGCGGAAGCGATCGGCGACAGCTCGTCGCTGAAGGCTGTGGGTGTCACCGGCGTCGCGACGGGCTGGAGCACGACCCAGGAATGTTTGATCGAAATCGATAGCCGCGACATCACGGTTTCGACGGCAAGCGTCGACAATACAGCCGCCAAGGCCGTCGGCGCATCGCGGGTGTCGACGCAATGTCCGAACGACAAGCGGCTCTACAAGCTTCTGATGCGGTTCAAAAACCCGACGGCGCCGGCTTCCAACACGGCGGTCATCATTCAACGCATCATCGTCGTCGACAATTACGAGCAGCGCGTTCAAGTGTCGACGGGCGAGGGCGATTCGATCGGCCAGAAGGGCGTCCCGACCAATGTCGTCAACACCCCGACGGTCACTGCTATACTGGCCAGCGCAGCCAATGCGATGGGCCGGCACAAGCTGTTCTCGGCGGCTACCACCAATGCGACCTCGGTGAAAACCAGCGCCGGCAAGCTTGTCGGTGGCGTCATTGCCAACATGACCACCTCGGTCCGCTATTTCAAACTCTACAACAAGGCGAGTGCGCCGACGGTGGGCACCGATACGCCTGTCTACACGTTCCCGCTGCAGCCTAACACCACCTACTATGTCGCCGACATGATCGCGATGCTGGGCGACCAGTTCAGTACCGGCATTGCCTATGCCATCACCGGCGGTCTCGCCGACAGCGACACAACGGCCATTGTCGCCAACGACGTCGCCGTCAATCTCGCCTTCTTCTAGGGACGCGGCCGATGGCGATTTGGCAGATCATGAAGGCTGGCGTTCCGCTCGCCGATACCAGCGTTGTGCCGGCGATCAACCTGCTGTTCGACGATGGTGGCCTAGCGCAGCCCGGCGACGACGGATTTTCGACCGCCGCGATCACGGCACACCTAGCGACGCTCGGCGCTGCCGCGGACGGCTTCAACTATGTCGGCCCGAACCCGAGCGAGGCGCCATGAGCAGCAGCCTGTTCTTGCGGCCTCATTTCGCTGCCGACGGCAAGGGCCTCGCGATCGAACACATTCAGGATTGCGCGCCCATTCTTGAATGGAATCACGAGGCGCGCCGGGACGATCAGCATGGCGAATGGGGCCGACACATCGCCCGTATTCCCAATGTCATCTACGTCAAGTGGCTCAACGAAGAGCATGCCAAAGGCAACACCGTCTTGCGCCTCTTTACGGCCGAGTTCGACCAGATCGTGCAAAGGAAACTCAGCGATCCCGAATGGGCTTATTTGCGAACGGATCGGCCGAAATTGCAGGCCGGCTGGACTGCGGGGTTAACGTGACCGAGATTGTGGATTATCCGTCGCTGCAAACGGCGATCACCGAATATCTGGCGCGGGATCAGGACAGCACGCTGATTGCCCGTATTCCGACATTCATCCAGCTGGCCGAAGCAAAGTTCAATCGGCAATTGTTCGTGCGCCAGATGGAGCAGCGCGCGATCGCCGTGGTGGATCTCACTTCAAGCGAGCCCGAATTCATCGCGCTGCCATCGGACTTTCAGTCGATGCGGAGGGTACGACTGTCGAGCGTGACAGGAAAACCCTGTCTCGAGTTCAGGTCCGGCACGCAGATGGACGAATATCGCTTTGCGACGTCAGATATGGCCGCACAGCCACGCTACTTTACGGTTTTCGGCGGAGAGATCGAGCTCGCGCCGACGCCCGACGCTTCCTACACGGTCGAGATGATCTATCGACAGAACATTCCTCCGTTGGCGTCGAATGCCACCAACTGGCTGCTGTCGATGGCGCCCGATCTTTATCTCTACGGGGCGCTGCTCGAAACGGCGCCATACATCAAGGAGGACGCCCGCATTCAGACCTGGGGGCTCGGATTTACATCCGCGCTTTCGGATCTGAACAATCTCGGTCTGACGTCGACATTCAACGCGGGACCGATGACGGTGCGGCCGTCCGGAAAGGTTTGGTAACATGGCAGCCTTCAACAAGTTCAATTCCTTCGTGTCGGACCTCGCGCAGAAGGTCCACAACCTCAATTCCGATACGCTGAAGATACTGCTGACCAATACCGCGCCGGTCGCGACCAACACGCTCAAGAGCAGCATCACCGAAATCGCGGCAGGCAATGGCTACACCGCGGGTGGCGTGGCCGCCGCGTTCGTATCGGGAACTGATACGACGGGCACCTACAGGCTGATCCTCTCTCCAGTTGCCTGGACCGCGTCCGGAGGTTCGATCGGGCCGTTCGAATGGGCGGTTCTCTATAATTCGAGTGCCGCCGGCGGCAATCTGATCGGCTGGTGGGACTACGGCACCGCCATCACCTTGACCAACGGCAACACCTTCACGGTGGCGCTCGATCAAACCAACGGCGTTCTGACGTTGCAGTGACATGGCCGCATTCCTCGATCTCTGCCGATTTGTGCCGACCGCTGGCGGCACCACCGACTGGACCTATTCAAGCGTTGTGGGTGGTTGTCAAAGCCCATCCCAGGCCGGCGCCGTCAATGGCCTGAATTACAAGGTCTACGCTGTCAGCTCCGACCTCACGCAATGGGAAGTCTCCCAAGGGGCTTATAACCTTTCGACGGGAACATTTCCGCGTACGACCGTTCTCTACAATTCGAGCGGTACCGGCACCGCGCAGGGTGGCGCGGGGACAAAGATCAATTTTGGCGCGGTTCCGAATGTCGCCATCGTCGGGCTAGCCGAAGATTTGCTTTCATTCGATACGGCGAACGGCTTCACGGCCGCCCAACAGAACCAGGCGCAAAGAAATCTTGCCCTGGCGGCCATCCTGCGCAACTACATTGCCGGCCTGCAGATGAGCGCGGCCGGTTCGTCCGCAACGTTCTCGGTGAGCGCCGGTGTAGGTACGGACCATGCGAACACGGACATTATGGCTCTGGCTGCGGCCATGTCCAAGACGACGGCCGCATGGGCTGCCGGCTCCGGTAGCGGATCGCTTGATACGGGGACGATTGCGGCAAGCACCAAATATTGGGCATTCCTGATCAAGAACCCGACTTCCGGTGCGGTCGATGTTCTGACTACGAAGTCTGTAGCGGCGACGACGCCCGCTCCAACGCTGCCAAGCGGGTACACGCTCTATCGCTATATCGGCTCGCTGATCACCGACGCCTCGAGCAACTGGCTGGCCTTTGCGCAAGTCGATGATAGCTTCTTTTTGGGTGCATCGGTCCACGACTACAGCAATTCGAGCGCGACCAACAACATCGACATCACTGTGACGTTGACGTGCCCGCTTGGCGTTCGCGTTCAACCCCTGATCAGGCTCGCGACACAAGTCAATACCAATTCCAACTCGGCGAACATCGCCGCCCGTTCGCCTGACTTGATGGCGGCGGAGTCGCAGCCCTCGGTTGATGGAGGAACGGTTGCCGCCGTTGATGCAGGCATCACAGCGAACGGTAGTTCGGTCACGCGAGCGGGCGGCGGTCAGATGCACATCTATACCAACACCAGCGGCCAAATCGTCGTGAGGCCGTACAATACAGCCGGTACGACCACCGCAACCGTGGACGTCCGAACCTATGGCTGGGTCGACACCCGCGGGAAGAATGCCTAAGCGATGTCACTTCTCGGTTTCGACACGATCGGCCGTTGGGCGCTCGGGGAGCTCCCGCACGGCAATCTAGCGCTGCTCACAAATGCTGGCGCCTTCGCCGGTGGCGGTTTAGCGACCCCATTCACTATCTCCGCAGCCGGCGGCGTCGGCACGTTCGCGTTTGCCGGCGTCACCGGCTCTTTCACGGTACGTGAGGCTGGAGCGCTTTACGCCTTCAGCCTTACCGGCGTCGCCGAAGCCTTCACGGTTGCTGAGGCGGAGAGCGCGGGTGGGTTCGTGCTTGTTCTCGGCATCGCGGCCGCTGATTTGATCGGCACTCCGGCGCCACCGGCCGTCGGCTTTGCCGCTGCAGGTCTTCCTGTGCCATATCGCATGACCTATGCGACCGCTCCAGGCAGCTGTACGCTTGCTGGCGTCGCAGCGACGTTGACGCGCGACTTCATAAATTGGCTGCCGCTGACATTTGAAGCCGATAATTGGGGCATGGAAACAGCGCCCGGCTCCAACTGGAGCGCGGCGGGCCCGCCGCCCGCCTCGTGGACCAACAGCAGCACGCCATCGCCTGCATGGTCCCAGGTCCCACGGCCGTCCGGCGCCTGGACGGTTGATCCTGCACAGACGATACCGCCGCCGGTGTCCGACTAACTTCCGCCGCCCAGCTCTTGCAAGCGCGCACCTGGACGAAAGCCGCCCGGGACAGCATCGCCATGGATTGATGACAGATGCCTTTGCTTCAATACGCAGAATACAAGCCTGACGTCAGCGACTATGAAGGCACGGCCACCAAGAACATCCTGAACGTGATTCCGCGCGGTGATGGTTACGGTCCGTTTCCGTCCTTCTCCGCCTATACGTCGGCGTTGCCTTCGGCCTGCCGCGGGGCCTTCTATGCCTTGAAGCTGGATGGGACGGTGATCACCTTCGCCGGAACCTCCAGCAGGCTCTACAAGCTCAACAACACCGATTACAGCTGGACCGATGTCTCGAGCGGAGGATCCCCTTACTCCGCGCTCTCGTCCAGCGCGCAATGGCAATTTGCCCAGACCGGAAACCTGGTGTTCGCCACGCAAGCGAACGCGCCGCTGCAGGTGTTCGACCTCACCGCATCGACCGCTTTCTCGAATGCGCTGGGGTCGCCGCCGCAGGCCGCCTATATCAGCGTCGTCGGACGCTTCCTGGTGCTCTCCGGCCTGCTGTCGACGCCCTATCGCATTCAATGGTGCGGGCTGAACAATTTCAATTCATCGACTTCCTGGGACAACCTCACGGCCGGCGCGGACTACCAGGACTTTCCCGACGGCGGCATCGTCCGCGGCGTTGCCGGCGGCGAGGCCGGCATCATCTTTCAGGATTTGGCGATCCGCCGCATGTCCTACGTGCCAGGCTCACCGATCATCTTCCAGATTGATCGCATCACCCAGGACAAGGGATTGTTTGCGCCTTACTCGATCATTCGCGCCGGCGAGCAGATATTCTTCTATGCGGGCCAGGGCTTTCACAAGATCGAGCCGGGCGGGGTACCCGAGCAGATCGGGCGCGAACGAATAGATCGCACCTTCCTTGATGATCTCGACAAGGGAAACCTGCAGCTGTTCATGGGCGCCGCCGATCCGCGCTCGACGCGAGTCTACTGGGCCTACAAATCGGTCTCAGGTCAGGCCGGATGTTACGACAAGCTCCTGGGCTATGATTTTTTGCTCGATCGGTTCTTTCCCGTGCAGATGGCGGGCGAATACTTGCTCGGCATTTCGCAAACCGGGTTGACGCTGGAGAACCTCGACGCGCTCGCACCCGGCGCGCTTGCGATTACCGGTGCGGCGAGCAACGGCTCCGGGCTGATCCGTCTCACCGTCGCATCGACGGCGACGCTGACCACCGGTGAGATCATTTCGGTTAGCGGCGTGGTCGGCACGGTTGAGGCAAATGGCGAGCACTGGGTTGTTACGGTCGTCGACAGCACGCATGTCGATCTCCAGGGCTCGACGTTTGTGAGTGCATACGTGTCCGGTGGCATCATCGGCGGTTCGATCGATGCGATGACGCTGAGCCTTGATGCCTATCCGACTGCGGTGCAGCCGGAGATCGCGCAATTCTCGAGCTCGCATGTGCTGGGTTTTTTCCGGGGGACCAGCCTCGAAGCAACGCTGGAGAGCGGCGAGCAGGGCACCGACGACAACCGCATCACCATCCGCGGGTTTCGCCCGGTCACCGACGCCGCCAGCCTGTACGGCTCGATCTCCTATCGCGATACGCTGTCGGCGACCGCAGTCGCGGACGTCGAAGTGCCGATCAACGCCAGGACCGGCCGCTGCGATGTCAGGCGCGACGCGCGATATGCGCGCCTCAGGACACGGATCCCTGCGGCAACTTCCTGGACGTTCTGCGCGGGCATCATTCCTGATCTCATGGCAGGGGGCGCGCTATGACGGCTTACGTTCCTGGTCTGACCGAGACCGACCTGCGAAAGATCGTGCTCGCGCTGCAGCAACTCGCCGCCGGCCGGTCGAACGCAGTCGGCAACGTGACGCTGGCGACGGGCGCATCGACCACGACAGTGACGACGCTAAACTGCGCTGCCGGCTCGACGCCGATTCTGACGCCGGCTTCCGCTGCCGCCGCCACAGAGCTCGGCAACGGCACGATCTACGTGAGCGCCGTGACGAACGGCGCTTTTACGATCACCCACGCCAACTCCGCCACCACGGGGCGGACGTTTCTATATGCGGTCCTCGGCTGAGCTCGTCTGCGTCGACCCGAAACGGGTTCACGAGATCTGGCCCCATGTCGCTCCGCTGTTGCGGAGGGCGATCGTAAGAACGGGGCTCTCAGCCTTCGCTGATATCGAACAGGACATTCTTCGCGGCAACGCGCTGCTCTGGCTCGCGGTGGGCGGCGAGGGCGGTGTCACAGCAATCGAAGCCGTCGCATCGACAAGCCTGCAGCAGACCGACGGCGGCAAGGTCTGCATCATCACAGCCTGCGCCGGCGCCAACATGGCGCGCTGGCTGCCGCTGATCAATCACATCGAAGCATACGCGAAAGAGGATGGCTGCAGATGCGTCCGCATCTTCGGCCGCAAGGGCTGGCTGCGCGTGCTCGAGGGATACCGCGCGAGGAGCGTGGTTTTGGATAAGCAATTCAACTGAGGGCAGCGGGATATCGTGCCCGAATAAGGAAGAACAGAATGGTGTGGGTAGTTTCTCCTCAACAGGTTGGCCGAATTATAGAGCGTTTTCCGGACTATTGGGATCATCCCGATCCCAACGGAGCGGTCGCAGTCGTAAAGGACCTACTGAACGGTATCGTCAATTCCGTCAATGCTTCGAACATCGTGACCGGCCCTCCGCCGTCCACCGAAGAAGAGGCGTTCCAACAGAATTACGCACGTGATTACGGGCCTGGTGCCGCGTTTAGCGCAGTAAAGCACCTCGCTCCAGGTGTTCCAAAAGGGACCGGTGGCCTTCTCGCGCGGGGTTTTGCCGACGCTGCGCGGAATGGACTGCAAGGCGCGGCGGCGAGCGCTGGCAAGCAAGCAGGCGGTCTGGCCGGGCGATTAGAGCAGACGATTGAAGAACAGGGTGCGCCACGAGCGATTGAGCGTCCCGGATCGCTGCCGACAAGAGCGCCGGTACCGACACGAGACAGCCCGGGTCAGATCGCGGGTACGCCAGCTTGGGCCTCAAGCAAGCCATTTGCGGTACCAGGGCAGCAGCCGACCTTGGGGCCGCCGTTCAAGGGCTACGGCGAAGCGCCATCGAACGTAAGTCCTAACCCGGCGCCTCCCGCCTGGGACTCAAACAGGCCGTTTGCAGTCCCAACAGCACCGCCACCGCAGCGGCCTCCGTTCGTTGGGTATGGTGGATCGCCGCCACAAGCACTTAAGGACCCTGATTTCCGCCAGCTATCGCGGATGCCCTCGGCTCAATCGAATAACGGTGCAATGTCTTCCGATCTTGACCAATCCACCGTTCACGACGCGGCTAATTCGTCGGACGACAGCAATGCATCGCCCGAAGCTAAGTGGGCAGCTCGACGAAAGCCAACCCGCGCCCGGATACAGTCATCCAATAACAATGGCAATGGATCGCAAGGAGCGGGGGGCAGTGGCGGTAGCGACGATGAATCGGCTTCACTTGATAACCGAGGTGGTGGACAGGTCGACACGCACCGCCGTTGCATGAGGGCCTCAACCAGAGATGCTCAAGCGTGGACGGATTTCTGCGACGATCTTGATCCGGATGATTTGCAGCTTAGAGCAATTTGTCGATCCAACGCGTACAGATCCGAACAGGAAAGGAAGGGCTTCTGCTCCAACAACTTCACTATCTAGGTGCGCTACTATGCAATTGGGCGGAACCGGGGTGGCCTTGACGATGTTCTTTTTTTCTTTGCTGTGACAAGATGAGGGGCGGAGGAGAGTGTCGTGTTGTCTGAGCAGATTGTTTCTCTGGTCTTTAACAAGTGCTACGGCGAAGCGGAATCGATCCTTGGGGCGGACCGGGAGAAGTTGCCGAAAGGCGTCGCCGGAGGTTAGAAGGTCTCTCCGCCATCACACGAAAAAAGCGGAAGCTGCGGCCAAGACGACGCATCGATGCGCCGACTTCTCGCGCGTTTGCATGTTAGCTGAAGTGCTTGTGAACCAAGAACGCTGGACTGACGCCGAGGTCGCTCTCGACAGGGTCATTGAGCTATCGGTGGCAAACAACGAGCCATTTTTTCTTACTGACAGTCAGTTCAAGAGAGCAATTTGCTTAAAGGCGCTTGGGCGGGCTGACGATTTGGCGCGCGCCAAATCAGAGCTTCCCAAAGGAACGGTCATTATGATGAGGGACAGAGACTGGCGAGTTGACGATCTCTGAGGCGTCTATCGGAGTACAAGCCACGTACCGTGTTGATGGTTGGCTGAAGCGAACAATTGTCACGAGTTATTCGATGCTCGTGAGGCCGCTTGTCATGTGGACGTGGAATCCACGCTACTATCCGAACTCTGTGAAGACCGAGATTATTTACGAGGCGTATCCAGAAAGCCAGGAAGCGATTGACGCGATCGCAGCACGGCTTCATCTCGTCTATCACGTCATCTGCGATCCATAATTGTTTCGAGGACGCCATTTTTGGTGCGTGGCGTCTCATCGATTTCTTGAAAGCCAAGCGCTCTTTTGAAGGTCGGGTGCCTTTGCACTCGGCCGAAGCCAGCCCTGATAGTGGGACAGCGTCCGAGCCATTTAGCTGACGGCGTCCCAGGCCACGCATCCGCACAATTTAACCCGAAACAAGGAGTCACCCACGATGGGCGGACAAACCACAACCACGCAAACGCAACAGTCGCAGAGCGCGCCCTGGCAGGCCGCGCAGCCGATGTTGCAGAACATTCTCGGCCAGATCGGCAGCGGCTTGGGCAATACCGGCCTCACCTCGGCCGAGACCGGCGCGCTCAATACGCTGCAGAGCAATGCTGCGCAAGGTGATCCCTATGCCGGGCAAATCGGCTCTTATGCGCAATCGCTGCTCAATGGCGGCGGGGCCAATGCGCAGGCGCCGAATGTGCAGAGCAATCTGCAATCATTGCAGAGCTCGCTTACGCCCTATGCCAACGGCAGCATGATCGGCAACAATCCCGCCCTCAACGCGCAGCTGTCGCAAATCCAGACCGATGTCGGCAATTCCATCAACGGTCAGTTCGCTGCAGCAGGACGCGACTTCAGCAACGCCAACCAGATGGCCTATGGCCGCGGCGTCGCGGCAGCAGAGGCGCCTGTCATCGCCGCGCAATATAACCAGGACGTCGGCAACCAGATGTCTGCGGCCAATGCGCTCTATAACGCCGGCAACACCACCGCGAATACGCTCTCTGGCATGCAGCAGAACTATCTCGCCAACCAGGGGCAGGGGATCAACGCCTCGCAGGCCGCGCTCAGCGCCCAGAACTACGGCGCCAACGCTACGCTCGCCGAAGAGGCGCAGCGCCGCGGCATTCCGGTTCAGGCGCTGGGTCTGTTGGCGCAGATCGGCGTGCCGATTGCGGGATTGGGATCGCAGTCCAATAGCAACAGCCAAGGTACCCAAGAAGCATCGGGCCTGCAGCAATTCGACCAGCTTGCCAGCGGGATTGGAAGCCTGCTGAATCCGTTCAGCGGCATTTTCTCGCCCAAGAAGTGAGTCCGTCGGACGGCCATGTCGGATGCTTCGATATCTAGCCTTGCAAAGCTGTTGGCCGGGCAGAGATGTGATGTGCCTCCGGCATTCGACGATATTTTCGCCAATTGAAATCGAAATCCAATCGGAGCTGACCAAACATGGTCGATGAAATCGGATCCGCACTCACCGGCGCCGCCTTTGATTTGGCCAATGCGGGCTATCGATCGATGCCGGACAAGGAGGCCAAGAAGGAAGAAGAGGCGATCGGCAGCGACAGTGCGTCATTGCGCGAAGTGGCTGACAAGCGTTCCGCTTCGGATAGTGAAACGGTCGTTCGACGCTACACCGGGCCAAGCGGAGATGTTGCAAGCGCGAATGAAGCGGTAACCTTGGCTCGCGCGGCGCGGGACTACGCGGGCGCCCTCGCGGCCGAGAAGCTGATTGCGGAGAACCAATCTTCAGAGCGGCTTGCAGCAGAAGTCGACGCGTTGCGTGCGCAGGCCGCTGCAAACGATCCCGATGCGGCCGATTTCTACGGCTTCAACCCACCGGAGATCGATCGCGAAGCGGCCGATCAGGCTGGGAATGCTGAGACCGAAAGTGACCCGCCGGCGAACGAAAGAGCGCATCCTGTCGAAGATCACTCGGCAGACCTTGATGTCGAGCTCGATAAGGCGTTACGGCATCCGCAGGTGCTGCAGGCGATTGAGCAGAAGGTGGGAGAGGCCGAGCGGGCCCGCCAGAGTTATCGCGAAGGGCTTGAGGCGGCGATGCAGATCGCCCAATCGAGCTTCCTCAGCCAGTTTCCCGAATTCGCCGGGATGGCGCCGGAGAGTCTTCCCGGAGCCCTCGAGTTGATCTCGCGCCAGGATCCGGCAAAGCTCGCGCGCATTCAGGCGATGGTGGCGAAAACAGAACAACTGTTCGCCCGGCGGGAGCAGGAGAACCGCCACCAGGCCGAGATCGCGCGGCAGAACTTTCAGAGATTTGCCGACGGCGAAGATGCGCGGCTGGAGACCATGCTGAAGGGCGAGCCGCAGGAGACGCAGCGCGCCGTGCTCACGGAAATCGTGGCCTCGGCCAGAGCGAGCGGCATCGAGCCGGCCGAGCTCAATCACCTGTTCAACACCGAACCCTTGATGCGCAATGCAACCTTCCAGCGCATGATGTATGACGCCGGAAAATACCGGTTGATGATGAAGGCCAAGGACGCGGCGATCGCGAGGCCAGTGCCGGCGGTGCAGCGGCCCGGCATGGCGACGACGCGGTCCGAGCGCGAGCGCACCGACCTGCGCGCCCTCAGTTCGAAACTGTCGAGCTCCGGCGACATCAAGGACGCGGTGGCGCTGTACAAGGCTCGCACGTCGGGTAGGCGTTAGCGCATCTGCGACACAGCCTCCTTGGAGACGTTCTCCCTCCGAAGCAAAGGCCGCCGATTTGCTCGTGGCCGTGCTGTGCCAGACTTCAACTTCGAGGCGAGGCTACCCTTGGCACATCCGAGACTTGACAACGTTCCTTGTTTGTTCTAACGGTTGAAGGCGAGTCGTTGCCTCAATTGTGGGTAGTTGTCGGAATGAATTTCGCTCCTTATCAGTGGGCGCTCAGTTTCTATCTCGATCTGCTCATCAAGTCGGTAATCGTCAGCTTCCTCGGGCTATTGTTCACCCTGGGTGGCGCACCTGTTTTTGATTTCATGGTGGGGGCGTTCTTCCTCTGCCTGTTTCATTTTGTTTGCCTGTTCTTGGGGTGGCTATTCGTGTGTCTGCTTGGGCTAGCCCACCTGAGGCTGACGGACCGGGCCAGATTTGTTGTCACCATGATCGCTGCCAACACTCTATTCGTACTGGCTATCGCGGCATTCGGCACCTGGGGCAACAGTCCCAACGAAGCGTTCTCACACTTTGAGGGTGGGGTGATGGTCGGGTCGATTTTGGCGACCACGAACGTCATACCGATCCTCCTGGCGGCCGCGTGCGGCCGCATCTTTCGCCGCAGCTAGCCTTCGCGCGTCCTTCAGCTTCGCCAAAACTCAACGCATTGCCAGCCTGAAGAAGGAGGTGTCCGCCAATGGACCCCACGATGCAATCGCCTGTTCGCGCTACGATTCCGTTTTCCGGTGGAACAGAGGTCACGCTTCCAAGCGGCCCGCACTATTATCCTGTCAGGACGTGGGTCGGCAGCAAATCTGCTGGAGTTACGCCACAACAGGCGTTCGAATCCTTGTCCCGACATGCGACCCCGTTCCAAAGCAAGACAAGCGTGGACGACGGTATCGTTGATATCCCCGGCTTGGGCCCCGTTCGCCAACTTGTCGATCCCGATCGGCTGACGATCGTGAACAGAACAGAGCCCGGGCACATACTTTATCCGGGAAATGTCTTCCGCTCGATCGTTCAGGACGGAGACGATCTATACGTTCAGACCCACGGATATGGGACGGGTATCTTTCCATGGCTGAATGAAGAGGCGGCGCCGGTGGTATGGAGAGAACCCGACCTGATGATCCGTGCGGAGCTAAACAACCGAACTCCTTCAGGCTACCCGATGGACGAAATGAACACGGTGGCAGGCATCGGCGGCTATCAACCCGCTGCACGGCAGCAAACGCCAACGCGCGACGATAGACCCGAGCTTCGTATCCCGCCCCCGATCTTCTTCCCGCCGTACTAATCGTTGCCGGTCCAAAATCAACTAAAGTGCAAAGGAAATCCGAATGTGCGATTGCAATCGTGACTTCATCGATCGTGCCGAATCGATCACCAAAAATCTCTACGGCGAGCCGCTCACGCGCGACAGGATGGCTGATAATTTTGCGCTCTACGGCCTGCAGAGGCGTGCTGCTGCGCTGGAGAGGTTCGACAGCGAATTGCAGGGGGACATCGATTCCGGCGCGCACAATCTGCGGCGACGCGTGCAGTTGATGGAACTGCGCCGGAAGATGGGCGCGGTCCACGATGCCTTGCGCAAGGCGAAGCGATGACCAATCCGGTGCTGGCCGCGCTGGCGCAGGCACGGCTGCGGGCCGCGCCGCTGTTTGCGCGCTGGTGCGAACTGAACGCAACGCCGTTCTGCCCGGCGGCGCCGGCAGCGGTGGCTGGCTTTGTCAAGGATTGTTCCTCGCTCGGCATCGAGCGCTTGTGGTCCGCGGTCCAGGAAATATCGAAGCTGCATGTCTCGCTCGGGCTTGCCGATCCGACGCTCGGTGGTCCCGTGGCGGCCGCGATCAGCGATGTCGCAGCTATCACTCCGCCGCGGTCGTGGCCGGGCGACTACAAGCAGCGCTTCAAAACGCTGCCCCATGACATTCAGCTTTTTGTCGCCGCGCACGAGGCGCAGCGGGAAAAAGCATTGCGGCGGGCACAAAACGAAGCCGCTGCTGCCAGGCAAAAGCTGGCGGCATCGGAGCAATCCGGCACGCAGATCGCCGAAGGAGCCGACGGACATGAAGACATTACGCACCTCGACACTTGAAGACCGGATCCAGCAAATCAGGGGGGAGATCGAGACCATCATCGAGGCGCGGGTTGCGGCAGTTGCGGAGCAAAGCCCCGGCGTTCCGGCCGGCGTCATCCGCAATCTCATCACCGCCCGCACGCCTGCTTGCGCTTGCGCCCAGTATCTCGCGTTGAAGCGCGAGGAGGCGGGAGAGCCGGTGTGATTCTGCGGTAAGGCAAGGTTGATCTTGTCCGACAGCGATCTCGAACGAGATCGCTTTTTCATTTCAGGGAAACGAGAATGACGCTCTACAAATGGTCGCAGACGGCATCATCCGACGCGACGGCCGATCCGACGATCAATTGGGCTGAAGGTCAGTCACCTTCCAGCATCAACGACTCCGCACGCGCCATGATGGCCGCCACCGCCAAATACCGCGACGATATCGCCGGCGCGATCGTCACATCGGGCACGTCGACGGCCTACGCGATCTCTTCCTATCAGGTCTTCGATACGCTCGCCCATGTTGGTGGCCAGATGATAGCGTTCACGCCGCACACCACGAACGGCGCAGGTCCGGTAACGCTCAACGTCGACAGCCTCGGGAGCAAGCCGTTGCGATCTGCGCCGAATGTCGAATTGCTGGCCGGAACCATCATCCAGGGCACGCCCTATGTGGCAACCTACAACAATTCGGATGGGGCGTTTTATCTGCAGGGGTTTTTTGGTAACCCCTATAATGTTCCGCTGGGCAGCGGCTTTGACTATTGGGCGCCGAGCGCTCCAAACAGCTGTTTCGCGTTCCCATACGGGCAGACGATCTCCCGGGTTACTTATTCAACTCTTTTTGCGCTGTTCGGGACAACCTATGGCGGTGGCGACGGAAGCACGACGTTTAACTTGCCCGACTGTCGTGGGCGCGTGACTGCCAAGCTCGATAATATGGGAGGGACGGCAGCTAGCCGACTCACGAGCAGCTATTTCGGGGCGAATGCGAGCAGTCTTGGTGCGACAGGTGGAAGTGAAGGCCATACGCTCACGGCTGGCGAAATTCCCGCGCATACCCATCCGAGCACGCTGACTGATCTCGGCCACGCTCATACGGGTAGCGGCATTGGGGTTAGTCAACTTAATCCGGGCAGCGGCACTAGTAACATCTTCATCGTACAGGGAAATGGTTCTAAGGGGAGCACAGACATGGCAACCACGGGAATCACCATTAACAACGCCGCTAATACGGGCGGCGGTAGCCCTCACGCCATCGTGCAGCCAACCATTGTCTGCAACTATATCCTGCGGATTTTCTAGATGGGCTTTTGTAACAGGGATAGACAATCCAGATCATCCTCTCCCCAACCATCACTCTTACCGCTGAGACGTTGGAACTTAATTGCCAATCCAGCAGCAGCAGCAAATGCATTCATTAGCTCCGCGCTCATATCGCTTCTAGTGCCGTGGTTCTTCGTCCAATTGGAATTCGGAAATGAGGAACCCAAATTGGAGTGATGCAGGAACGCTGTTCCGCCCGGCTTAAGAACCCTTGCAATTTCGGCCACATAGTTGCTGACTACAAGCTTGTCGAAATGAACCATCGAATCCCACGAATATACAAGAGAGATGGAACTCTCGGGAATCGAACGAAGATTGGTGCCGTCAGTGAGGTGATATCGGAAGTTGCACCCGTTGCGCTGGGATCCGAAGCGGCGGCGACAGGCATCAATGCAGCTTTGGTTGACGTCCACGAGATCAATCGATGTGGCGTACCGGCTCAGGTATTCCGTGTTCCGACCATGTCCGCATGCCAGGTCCAAAGTGTGCGTGAAATCTTCATTCTGGATGATCGGCCAAATGACCCCTTGCCACTGCAAGCGCATATATTGTTCAGCTTCAGAGAAATATGCTCCGGCCCGGTGCCAATAGGCGCACTCAGCAACCGTCTTGCGGCGAACAATCTCATGAATCGCCTCGGAAACGGTGTTTGGTGAAACCCCTGAGTTCGCCAATCGTATCAAGGTGTCGGACGCGCCAGCTCGTATGTCGTCGCGGAATAGCACAAGGGAGCGCGCGCCTAGGCGGAGATCGTGATTCTCAATAAGCTGGCGAGTCGTCGGCGAAAGACTATCGAGCATTGCGTTCGCAGTCGCGACCCAAGCCAAGGGGTCCGATGGGGCTCCTGCGATTTTCGGGGCGGGAAGATACCGAACGATGGCTGCCTTCACGTGGCGCGGGAGTGCCCGAAGGCGCGCGGCAAAGACGGATGACATCACAAGCCTTCCAAATATAGCAATAAACGCCAATTGCAGCAACAAATAGCAAAATTCCGAAATAAAGCTACCCCTGATTGTTATCTGACCGCGCAAGATCCAAGAGCAATGATCGGAAAGCGGTCTGTGTCCTAAGACCAGAGGAACCTTGAGCAAAGATCGACGATTCGTGGCCGCCCCACCCCCGTCCGCATCCACATTCTGCATAGCTACTGAAATCTGTTGCGGTTCAGCGACCCACCGCACGCCGCCTGCGCAAAATATCTGCAACGGCACTTTCCTCTCTCCTCATCGAGCACCCATGATCGACCTCGACGCCCTTGCTGCGGCGAATGCCGCCCACTGGGAGCATGCTAGGATTACGCGAGATTTTGGCGCCGTTGCCAGGCCCTAGTCTCTCCGGCTGCCAGGGCTCGCTACTAAGCCGTCTCGGCCAAGACCGGCGTCCCCCGGGCGGTGATTGCCGTCATCCACGAGCGGGAGTGCTCGCAGGACCGGACGAGGTCGTTGGCGCAGGGCGATCACTGGAATCGGACCCCAGTGCATGTCCCAGTGTGCGCCTCGGCGCGCTTGCTCAAGCCGGAGCGTTCGGTGAGCTGGCTGCTGGGACGGCGGTGGCCTGAATGGACGGTGGACCTGCTTGCAGACGAATGGGCTTGCCGATGAGTATTCAGATCTATGGCCCTCTGGCGATCGATCGCTTCATTCCGCGTCCGGGAATACATTTGCGGGTGAAGGCGGTCTCGCAAGTCTCTCTACCGCCGTTGTCAGCGGCCATTTCGGCACTCTCGCAACGCCTGCAGGTACCATTTCATCTATCAACGGCGGCGTGACGCACAGCCCATGAACGACATGCGGCCGACGATTGTTTGCAACTATATTATGCGGATTGTCTGACAAGCGATCTTTCATCATCTGCATTGAGCAGAACGGCATCAAAAGCCGTCGCAAATAGGCGCCGTCGGGCTCCGGGGCAATAATCGCTGGCGCCCGTTGCAATCTGCCAGTTGCTGCCTCCGCGCAGGTGAAAAAAGCAGTCGGCATATATTTCAGAAAATGGCAGTTTCCCCCTATTCGCAGGATCGAGTTCGGCAAACTGGAGCAAGCAGCTGGGGAGCCCTATCCCGAATGCATCGGAGAGCGTCCAAGTGCCGCTTGGAAGATAATGCAGGTTCTTCATCGAGATATTTTGCGCGGTGAGGTAGCGGTGCAGCTTCCCGCCTGTATCACCCCGGACCCCATTTACAAGACCGCAACCGAAATTCAGCTCGTGAACGGCGGGAAGCTTATCGAGATCAAGCAGTAGAAATCCGACCCATGGATAGCGGATTGAAATTCCCTTGATCCACCGGTTGTGCCGAATTTGGGGGATACCAGCCAAGGCACACCCCGCCAACAAATCTGCGAACGAAAATCGGCGGAAGGGGAACATGTCGAAATCAAGGATCACCAACCGCCGGCATCCTCCACGGGAGAGCACTGCATCAAATCCGAACTGGATAGCCTCCGCGTTTCGTGATGAAGGCGGCGAAATGCGCGGCGGTCGCAATCGTCGGGAATGTCTGCTCTGCGGGTACCTTAGAGCCTCAACATCCAGCTCTTCACTGGCGGCTGCCAATTGGTCGGATACAACCTGATCGTTCGCGTCGTTAACCACGATGATCTTGAGATCGTCAGAACTAAAGGCGCGAAGCAATCGCACTTGGCGAGTTAGATATTCCGGCTCGCCGCTGCTCGCGATCAAGACGTGAATTTGCTCCCCGACATTGTTCATTCCCACGCACGCCCCGCAAATCCAGTTAATAGCCGGCGCTCTCGTCGGCTCCGCAACATTCTGCCAAAGAGTTTAGCCGCAACCTGCGCGTGATCACAAGGCTATTCTTCCGGAGCGTTTCACGATGTCCTTTCTCTCTGATTTGAGCATTCCGCGCCTCTCGTTCGGCGCCGCCCGCCGGCTCGTTGAGCAGCCGGCATGAAGTCCTGGTGTCATCGGCACGTTGATCGGCCCGGCGAATAGGATGCCCAAAAGACAAGTCGAAAGGTCCGCTTGTATGTCTCTGAGGTGCGATCAAGAGCCCCGAGTAAGAGGTTGATCGCCACCGACCGATCCCGGCGGTTACCTTCGCATCGACGTTCTGCATAGCTACCGAACCCGGCTGTATTCAGCTGGCCGTTGCTACCGCGCGCCGCCGGGGAAGGCATCTCCTGGCTTCACGCGGCATCTTCATCTCCCCCTCCATCGAGACACCCATGACCGACCTCAACGCCCTTGCTGCGGCGAATGCCGCGCGCTGGGAGAATGCCCGGCTTGCGCGAGATTTTGGCGTCGTTGCCAGGCGCCTTGCTTCTGCAGCTGCCAAAGATCGCTACCAATCCGTCGCCGCCGAGACCGGCGTCCCCTGGGCGGTGATTGCCGTCATCCACGAGCGGGAGTGCTCGCAGGACTGGACGAGGTCGTTGGCGCAGGGCGACCCTTGGAATCGGACCTCAGTCCACGTGCCTGCCGGCCGGGGTCCTTTCGCATCCTGGGAGGCGGCGGCGGTCGATGCGCTCATCAATTGCGCGCCTCATGCGGCGCGCAACAAGGATTGGTCGATCGGCTCGGCTCTGACAAAGCTCGAGGAGTATAACGGCCTCGGCTACGCCGCGCGCGGCCTGCCTTCGCCTTATCTCTGGTCGGGTACCGATCAATACAGATCGGGAAAATATGTGCGCGACGGCGTCTATGATCCCAATGCGGTCGACGGTCAGCTTGGCTGCGCCGGCCTGTTGAAAGCCATGGTGGCCCTCGATCCGAGTGCAGCGCTTGCGTTGGCGCGATCCTCCACTGCCGCATCGGGTGCGAAACAAGCCTCCGCGCCGTCGCGTCAATCGAGACCAACTCACCCCTCGTTGAAGAACCCGTCGAAAGGCTCGATCGGCGCGTTCATTGCTTCCATTTTCGCAGCCCTCTTCAGAAGGAGATGAACCATGTGGACTTTCTTCGATATCGTCATGTTTGTGGCAGGTTTTGCGGCGTGCTGGTTCTCCAAGGACAGAATTGCACAAGCCGTCAACGGCGCAGAAGCCTATGCCAAGACGCTCGAGAGCAAGGCTGCAGCCTTGAGGGCTGCGCTCTGATGCTGGGCAAATTCAAGGCAGTTTGCCTTCATTCCTTGACGATCGCCTGGGGCTACGTCCTTGCGATCACCGGCTGTGTGATAACCGCCATCGACAATATCGGCGACGCACTCGGAGATCCCAATCTCAGGGATCAGATCACCAATGCGATCGGCGACACCCGAGTTGCCGGGCGTATTCTGCTCGGCATCTCCATCATCACGATCCTGGCCCGCTTGAGGTCGCTGCGAAAGGCCGGCTGACATGTGGATGGCGATTTTAAGTTTTCTCGGCGGCCCGGTCATCAAGGGCTTGATCGACGCTTACAATGCCAAGCTCAAGGCCGGCAACGCGGATGCCAAGATCGCAGCCGATCTTGCGGCGACCGAAATCGCCGCTCAGGTCTCGGAAACGAACGCGATCCTTCAGTACAGAACCGCGGAGATTGGTCACTGGTATGAACCCGACAAACTGATGGGCTACTTCGTGACCATCTACTTCGGAAAATTGCTGATCTTCGATAAAGTCTTCGGCCTCGGGACCACGGATCCGCTGGCGGGCTTTGCGGCGACCACATCCAACCTTGTGGTGTCTTTTTATTTTGCCAAGCGCGGCTTCGAAAATGTTGCGAGAATCATCAAGCGATGAGCCCGATGCGCGACGAAGATATCAGAACCATCGTAGCCGAGACATTGGCCGAACAGCAGCGGCTGCAGCGCGATGACATCGATGCCATCGTGCTGCGCGCCATCGCAACGATCCTCACCTCGTTCGGGATCGAGGAGGAGGATCGCAAGGAACTGCGGGCTGATTTCCAGCACTTGCGGCGTTGGCGGAAAAGCGTCGAGCAAGCGCAAAGCTATACGTTCAAGGCCGTCATCACCGTCATCGTTGCGGGTATTCTTGGCGCGGTATGGCTCGGCGTCAAGGTCGTGCTCGGAAAATGACCGACCGGCGTTTCGCCGGATCAATGCGACCACGGTAAAGGAGAAGCCCGCTTGAAGGACGCGGCCGTGTACCGAATTCGGGAAGTCGATTCGCAGGACGAAGAAATTACGGAGGTCCTGGAGGAGCTTCACCGGGCTACATTTGTTGATTGTGCTCCGGTGCCGTCATTTGATGAGGGCTATTGGTGGCTCGCCTTGCGCGGCAGCGTGCCAGTGGCCTTTGCAGGATTGATGCAATCGATGCATGCACCGAATGCCGGATATCTGTGCCGCGTCGGCGTTGTCAGCAAACATTGGGGTCGCTCGTTGCAGTTGCGCTTGTTGCGAGCGGCGGAGCGTCGTGCGCAAAGGAGCGGCTGGCATAGTGTCGTCTCCGACACGACGGACAATGTGAGTTCGGCGAACAACTTCATCAGGGCCGGCTATCGCCTCTACCGGCCAAGATCGCCGTGGGGCTGGCCCAACACGCTCTATTGGCGCAAGTCGATCGGAGGGCAGGCGAAGTAGCCAGATGCTTGGCCAAGCCGGTCCTGCTTTTCCGCCCGGTGGCCAAGCGCCGCCGGGCCTCTTCTTGTTTCTCGGGCTGTGCTGGGCAAGCTGTGCAGTTGGCGAAGGGCTCTCGCCCCAAGCCACAGGGCTGGAAGAGCTTGCTGCCCTTGTCGCCCGCCCAAAATCGAACGTAAAGTCTCCAAGTGCATCAGAAGCACGGGGAAACGCCAAAACATGTCAAAAATGCCACTGCCCGATCATCCGCCAAGACCGAAGGACGCGCCAACGGCGCTGGATGGTCTATTGGTCATCGACTTCACACGCGTTGTGGCGGGACCTGCCTGCACACAGACTCTGGCGGATTTTGGTGCGAGGGTTATCAAGATCGAGAATCCGGATGGTGGCGACGATACGCGCGCCTATGAACATGCCGAGATTGGAGGGGAGAGTGCCGCCTATCTCAGCTTGAATCGTAACAAGCGCGGGATTGCCCTGGATCTCGCGGTGCCGGAGGCGCGCGAGGTCGCTCGTGAGCTGATCTCGCGAGCCGACGTCGTGGTCGAAAACTTCTCTGCCAGCGTGATGGAAAAATTCGGCCTCGACTACGCCTCGGTCGCACCGACCAATCCACGGCTGGTGTATTGCGCGATATCGGCCTACGGCCGCAAAGGACCCTTTGCATCGCGTCCTGGGTTTGATCCGATCACGCAGGCGGAAAGCGGCTTCATGTCGCTGAACGGCTTTCCGGACGGCCCTCCGGTGCGGACTGGTCCGCCTATTGTCGACATGGCGACGGGCATGTCGGCGTGCAACGCCATTCTGCTCGCGCTGCTGGCCCGCGATCGGATCGGGCGTGGGCAGTATGTCGAGGTCGCTCTGTTCGACATCGCGATGGCAATGACCGGCTTCTATGGTATGGCCTATCTCATCAACGGGACCAATCCAGGTCGATTTGGCAACTCCCCGAACGGCTCGCCGACCGTCGGTGTCTATGAGGCGTCCGATGGACCGCTTTACATGGCCTGTGCCAACGACCGCCTGTATCGGCGCCTTGTCACCGAGGTGCTCGAGCGACCCGATCTGATCACCCATCCGGATTTTGCGACACGCAAGGCCAGAAGCGCCAACAAGGAGAAATTGCGTGCGGTCATTGCCGGCATTCTTGCCGCCGACAAGCTCGAGATCTGGATGGCGAAGATGAAGAAGGCCAACATTCCGGTTGGCTATCTTCGCACCGTCGAACAGGGTTTCAATTCGCCGGAGGCGCGCGAACGTCAACGGCTCAGTCGGATTCCTCATCCGACCGCCGGCTTCGTTCCCAATATTGCGACGCCGCTCAGCATGGAGTTGACGCCGCCGACCAATCCTGCTGCCGCGCCGCTGTTGGGGGAGCACACCAAGGACGTGTTGCGCGGGATACTTGGCTATGACGATGCGCGCCTTGGCGCGCTTGCCCAAGCCGGGGCGTTCGGTAAGCTGGCTGCCGGAGCGGCCGAGACCTGAATTGGATGGCGGGGCCGTGGTCGACCTGCTTGCAACTGAAATGGACTTGGCGATGAGTATTCAGATCTACGGTTTCTGGCGATCGATCGCTTCGTTCCGCGTCCGGGTCGCATTGAAGTTGAAAGGCTTGCCGTTTGACGAGATCCCGGTCGATATCCTCGCAGGCGAGCAGTTCAAGCCGGGTTACGAGGCGGTCAACGCCGAACGCGTGGTGCCGACCTTCATTCATGACGGACATACTCTGTTTCAGTCGCTGGCGATCATCGAATATCTCGAGGATCTCCAGCCCGAGCCGCGGCTCTTGCCGCAGGACCCCAGGGAGCGGGCCTATGCGCGCTCGCTGGCGCTTGCGACGATCGCGGACGCTCATCCTCTGATCACGCCTCGGGTTCGCAATTATCTCGTGACGACGTTTGGCGCCGATGCGGCCGCGGTCGAGAGTTGGGGCAGCCATTGGACCAAGGAAGGACTGGCGACGTATGAGCGTCTGCTGGAGCGGAGGGCGCCATCGCCTTTTGCGCTCGGTGCCGAGCCCGGGCTCGCGGATATCTGCATCGCCGGTCATGTTATCGCAGCCCAATATCTGAAGCTCGAGCTGAACGGATTTCCGGTCGTGGCGCGTTTGGTTGGCCGATGCTTTGACCTGCCGGCCTTTGCGAGCTCCCATCCTTTCGAACAACCCGGATATAAGGCGGCGCAAGCTCGCTGATAAGCGGGCAGGCGTGGGGCCCGTGGCTTGCGCCCGACGGATTGTAATTTTGGAGGAATTTGATTGACGAGCTAAGGCTGCCGAGCCTTAATTGATCAATCAGCTGTTCGGCAGCCGACTTCCTGACCGGCCGGCCGGTCAAGACCTCGAAGGTGCAAGCCGGGAAGACGCAACAAGGAACGCCAAATGGCGGGTGTTGGTCGAAAATCGACCGCCGACCACTCGACGGAAGAGGAGCGAGACGAGCGCATCCGCGCGGCCATGGTTGCGCGCGCAAAAGCCTTGATCCCGCAGCTTCGCGATCGCGCGGCGCGCACCGAAGAGCTGCGGCGTCTGCCTCCCGAGACCGAGCGCGATCTGCATGAAGCCGGCCTGTTCAGGATCGTTCAGCCCAAGCGGGTCGGGGGCTCCGAGCTCGACTATGTCGCTCTGGTCGATTGTGCCGAACAGCTCGGGAAGGGGGACGCATCGGTTGCCTGGAATTTCGCAAATCTCGCGAGCCATCATTGGATGCTGGCGATGTTCGACAAGCGAGCCCAGGATCTGGTCTGGGCACAGGATTCCGGTGCACTGATCGCGTCTTCTTTCATCTTTCCAGCAGGGCGGGCGCGAAAGGTCGACGGCGGCTACAGGCTGCGTGGCAGCTGGCCGTTTTCATCCGGGGTTGCATCCTGTGAATGGAATATGCTCGGCAGCGTGGTCTATTCCGACGACGAGGCCGACGGCATCGAGTACCGCATCTTTCTGCTGCCCAAAAGGGATTACAGAATTCTCGACACCTGGAACGCGGCAGGTTTGCGTGGAACGGGCTCCAATGACGTCGAAGTCAGGGACGCCTTTGTTGCGGAGGCGCTGTCGATAGCGGTCAGCGATCTCGCGGGCGGTTCGACGCCGGGCAGCGCGGTCAATCCGAATCCACTCTACGCGCTGCCGGTGTTCTCGCTCTTTCCCTTTGTGCTCTCCGGTGTCGCTCTCGGCAATGCCCAAGCCTGCCTGGACGACTATGTCGAAAGCGCCCGGCATCGTGCCTCGACCTATAATCGCGCCAAGCTCGGTGATCTGCAAAGCACGCAGATCAAGATTTCGGAAGCATCTGTAAAGATCGATGCAGCGCGGCTGATCATGCGCTCCAACTGCATTGAAGCGATGGAAGCGGCAAGGCGCGTTGAAATTCCGGATATGGCAGTTAAAACCAAATCGAGGCGTGACGGCGCCTATTCCGTCAACATCTGCACCGAGGCCGTGTCGTTGTTGTTTGCGGCGA